CTCCGGAAGAAAAAGTCTGACGAGATACAGAACATGATCATCCGGATAGCGAAAGAAAATTGCCTGTCGGCCAAAGTGCAGAATGCCTTACTGGATAGCATCGCGGAAGACGAATGCTATCTGGTCGACCGATTGGACCGACTCAATGCTTCTTGCACGCATCAACTGGATTCACTTCGAAGCCTGCTTAGTTACGAGAAGGAATCGCTTAGATTAAATAAGACTGGGTATTGATTATGAATAGATAACTAAAGTTTAAAAATTTAATTCACAATTATTTAAACCATAAACTAACTATATTAATGAGTATCTTTATATCATTAACAACAAACTGGATAACAATGGATAAATCAAGATATGGCTAAAGCGAAAACAGGATTATCTTTCTATTCTATGGATTCCGACAGGTTCCAGGACATCCGGATAAAGCGATTGAAAAAAGATTGCGGATGCGATGGTTTTGCCGTTTACGAATATATACTCAATGAGATCTACCGGGTAAGAGGCTGTGTCCTCGTGTGGGACGAAAGTACTGCCTTTGATGTAGCCGAATACTGGGGATTGAAGGAAACAAAGGTGAATGAGATAGTACGCTACTGTTGTGCTGTGGGTCTTTTCAGCAAGGAACTGCTCTCTAATGGGAGTGTACTTACTTCACCATCCATTCAATCAAGATACATTGATATGTGTATCCGGGCGAAGCGGAAAGGCATAATAATTCCGGAAGAATACGACATTATTCCGGAAGAATCGCGAAAAATACTGGAAGAATATCGAAAAATTCCGGAAGATTGCCGTAAAGTAAAGAATAGTAAAGTAAAAGAAACTCTCTCTATCGAGAGAGAAAAGAAAAGCGAGCCTTCCGGCTCTTTCTCCCACCCGGACCATCCGGGATTTCACCCTGAAAAAGTGGACAAACCACTGGATGAATGCAAAGCGTTCGTATGCGCTGATTTCGCATGGCTTGAAATAATCCACAGGCAGCAATATATCGGCATGAACGAGATTCACGCCTATCTGGAAGAGTTTTTCCGTGAGCTGTCATGCCGGAACGTGAGAATGAAATCGCCGGAAGATGCGGAAATCCATTTCGCATCATGGCTAAGTATCAAACTTGAAAACCTAAGAAAAAATGCAGGGAATAGGAGGAATCATACATCCGCCGGTCCAAAACGCTACGGGGAGCCTTAAGATCGATCTCGATCCGTACAAACGGTGGTTCCTGCATGTAGCCGAGCAGGTGACAAAGGGAACATTCCGCATAGATGAGCGCAACAGGGACTTAGTAAACAACCTGTTCCTGTACTTCCACCTCCAGGAAGGGCGGCTTGACAGGAGAAAGGGCATCTGGCTGGAAGGCCCTGTAGGTACAGGCAAAAGCACATTGATGCAAGTGTTCAGCCAATATTTCAAGAGCCTTAGGATGGGGTTCAGGGTCTATATATGCAGCCAAGTGACAACGGATTACTCGCTAACAGGTGATCTTAGCCGGTATCTGGATAACGCAGGATGGTCATCAGCCGGACCAGTGCCAATGTGTTTTGACGAACTTGGCAGAGAGCCGATTCCGACCAAGTATTATGGCACGGAACTGAACGTCATGCAGCATATCCTGCACATCCGATACAGCTATTGGCAGACTACTGGATTAAAAACTTTTGTCACAACCAATGCTGACGGGGATGAAATAGAACGCTTGTATGGCGATTTTATCCGTGACAGGAGGAAGGAAATGTTTAACATCATTCCTGTAACAGGGGATAGTCGAAGGTAATAGAATTATGAAAATCAATGTATTCAGGACCCAATGCAAGATCGGATCAAAAGTCTTGTACAAAGGAAAAGTAAGAATTATTGCGGACATAGACCGGAGCACGAACAGCATCTCGTTTTCCGGCTACAGATGGATAAGATGCACAGAAGCGAAGCTACTGCCATGAAACAATACAACAGTTGGGATGAAATAGACAAGGACACCGGCGGTCTTGTTACGAGTCTGACATATATCGTCCTATTCGTCAACGACCAAGTGTATAATTTCGAAATGCAGCTTTCCGATCACATCAAGGGATGCGGACTTTATCGCCAAAAGGTCAAAATGCTGATCAACAGCATGGACCGCCAAATGGCCGCATACAACAGACAAATATGCCGGATCGCAGGTGTAAACGCGGAAGCCATGGCCCTCATTACGCAGAGCATGGAGGACGATATCAAGCCTCATATAGATCGCTATGGATTTACCGTCAGCCAGGCATTGCATAATGCCGGATGCCATGAAGATTTGAATAAAGCTCTTTCCATTTGCTCTACGGTGGACATGTTATGCCAGACATCCCAAATTACCATCCGGGATTTCTTTACCGCCATAAGCAAATATGCCCCACTGGCTTACAATCCCCTTCGGTATCTCACCATGGATAAGATGCTGCGCTTTGCAAGGGAGCTTACAGAGGTACTTACCCCCAAAGAGATACATGTAAATTTGAATGAGTTGCCAGAAATTGCAAACGCTTTTCAGGCCATAGCAAACAATATGCTTAGGGCGGAAGTATTTGAAAAAGCGTTTGAATCATGCGAAAAATGACAAAAAAAGATGAAATATGAAAGATTGGATAGAAGAAGAAATAAAGCGCCTCGAAAAGGAGCGCGACAGGAATTTGGCAATACACTGTGACTATGTGGCCGCTAAATATCAAAGGATGATTGATAAGATTAAGATCAAGAAAGAAGATAAAAATTAAAAAGAATATGAATATGAACGAATTTATGACTATACCAGGAACAACTTATATTGTCACTCCTGATTTAAAAATAATCAACTCAAAAACAAATAAGGAAAACCGTTGTACTAATATATCTGTATTAATGGATGATGGCCTTAGGCACGGTTTTAGACGTGAACGCCTAATCTATGCGGCCAAAAACAATATTAACCCGTTGCATATACCTAAATATATTATTGTCAATAAAAACGGAGATGGGATGGAGAGGTATGATTTTTATAAAAAGCACAAAAGAGGGAGTGTAAAGTGTAGATATCCGTTTGATGTTAATGAGTATGAAAAACTAATTGATTGCCTGAAAAAAAAGGAACGTCCTTTATTTATTATGAATTACATTAAAGATATAGAAAATTATTGCAAGTTTCATTTGGAGGTATCGAATGAAGAAGCGTACGAATTAGCAATAAGCGCGATTATGGCAACAATTGATAATGTGGAAAATGGCGTCTTTCCGCAATCTATAATAGGATATATACTAGGAACCTCTAAGAAAATGCTTTCCGCAAGAATAAAATATAATAAAACATTTCTTAACCGGCTCGATAAACGATATGAATAAGGACGACTTATTTAAGGTGTTTTTAATAAATGACCTGATGGATTTGCCTAATGCCGTTACTAAAATTTTAGATATGGATTTAGAAGATAGGAATAAAATATACCGAGAATTGATTAGACTGAACGATAACGATTTGTCTTATGACTGGTTTCAAGAAGTTTACGAAAGTGATTTATCTGAAAGAAAGCAAAAAAAACAGGACTTCACACCAAATTCTCTGGGAGTATTATGTTCATTACTAACATCTCAAACCGGAAGTATACATGAACCTACTGCCGGAAATGGATCTATGATCATTGCGGATTGGTGGCAACGTTGTACGAAATTATTACCCTGGGAACATTTCCCATCTCAGAATATTGTATCATGTTGGGAATTATCTGATAGATCAATTCCTATACTTCTTTTAAACTTATCGATTAGAGGAATTATGGGATATGTTTATCACGGGGATGTATTAACAAAAGAAGTTAAGCAGAAGTATATCCTTCTTAATCGCAAAGATGATACACTTTCCTTTTCGGAAATAATAAAAGCAGATACTAATGCCAAAATAGTACAAGAATTATGAAATTAAATGATGTATATAATAAATGGTTGTCTGTCAAGAGAAGACAAGTTAAGGAATCAACACTAAGCTGTTATCAGCTCATATATATAAAGATACTGGCTCCTAGATTTGGATCTACAGATGTGGAGACCATGAATAAGAAGGTTGTTACAACATTTCTTTATGAACTTCTTGATTCAGGCACTAAGTCAAAGAAATACTGCTCAGATATCCTTATAGTCATAAAGATGCTTATTCGCTACGCTGGTGACGAATTGGACATCAATGTTCCCGATACAGCTTGGAAGGTTATTTGGCCAACCAATAATAAGGTTGGCGTTTCAAAATTAGAACGTTACACGCAAGAAGAATATCGTAAAATTGTTGAGTATGTTATGGATAATCCATCACCTCGCAATTTAGGCATTTTATTAACAATATGCACAGGCATGAGGATTGGCGAAATTTGTGCGTTACAGTGGCGGGATATAGATATTGTTGGCAATACAATTCATGTCAATAAAACAATGGAGCGCATATATCTTCCTGGAAATATCGGTACCGACAGGAAAAAGACGGTGGTTGAGATAGGAGCTCCTAAAACTAGTTCATCAGATAGGCACATACCTATTCTTAAAAATATTTTACCCATTGTGAAAAAGTTCTATGCCGTATGTAAGCCAGATTATTATGTTTGCACCTGCTCTGAGGATTTTATCGAACCTCGAACTTTACGTACATATTATCGAATTTTTATTCTTGAAAAAGTAAAGTTAAATCATTGCATTAAATTTCATGGATTACGACATACTTTTGCAAGTACCTTGATTGAAAATAAAGTCGATGTTAAAACTGTATCCACAATTCTAGGACATTCGGATATAAGTACAACCCTCAATGTATACGTACACCCATCAAATGAAGCCAAAATATGCGCTGTTAATGGAGGCTTAAAAGGAATATTCAGATAGTTTGGATACGGAATAATAAGAAAGAAGATAATAATTATAAAATAACGAATCATAGAAACAATTGGTCAAGCGAGGCTTTTGGCTTCAAACAAAGTAGTTGATCGTATTAAGGAAGATTTGATAAAATATTTATCTGATTCATAACAAATAAACAGACAATGTTACAGGACAAAATAAACTACTCCATTGCACTGCTGCGTAAGTGCGAGAAGATGGCGCTTGATTATGATCCGGAGAATGGCTTTTATTTGGCCTTTTCCGGTGGAAAAGATAGTCAAGCACTTTATCACATCGCAAAGATGGCTGGTGTAAAGTTTAAGGCTCACATGAATCTTACATCTGTTGACCCTCCGGAAGTCATTCGGTTTGTGAAACAGAACTATCCGGATGTAGAGCTGATAAAGCCAACGATGTCGGTTTATGATATGGCTCTAAAGAAGCACTTTATTCCAACAAGGACGTTTCGCTGGTGTTGCCGATATACTTTGGAAAGACTGGATTAACAGTGTGCATTGTGCGGCTTGTAGTTGGTATAAAGAATGTGAATTAAAAGAGCTAAGTATGATAATAGATAAGCAATAAGGGTATGTCATTTTTGGGCATACCCTCATAAATAAATTAAATAAAAACTTGAAATGTGAGTTGACTTACGTAGTTCCCATTAGAATTACTTCCTGTACTTAAATCAGTTGTTACATGATTAGTTTTAACCTCACATTTGTTATCCATGAAAGAGTTCATATAACTACAAATAGAGTTTTCTAAATCATTTGGATTACCATAGTAAAGTTTTTCGCAAATAACCTTTACTAAAGTGTTTCCACACCCTTCAAAAAGTCTTGGACTAATTTGTTTGATTGTGTTCTTTTCCTGTCGCTGTTAATTTAATTGTTAGCATAATTGTGAAATTTGATGTTGAAAAATGATATTGCTGAAGTAAATATCGGAAATTAAAAATTACCAACCAAATAAAATTCAAAATGTATGACCATAAAAGTATCAGATTTGATTCAAATCACGAAAGATATTAATTTAACAAAAGAAAAAATGAGAAGAGATGATATTAAAAAAGCAGCAACCCAACATGCTAATATGATAGGTTGGGATCATGATCCGGAGGAAACAAGAGGACTGTTTGCCTATTCATTCGAGAAAGGTGCAGAATGGCGCATCAACTCGGTGTGGCACAATGCAATAACAGATATACCTGAAGCATATTTCCCAGTACTTGTGGAAGATGACTTGGAGGATTTTGAAGTTAGTATGCTAGCATTAGTAGAAGAATGTCCCAAAAATTGGAGGCGCTGGGCATACATCGAAGACTTACTACCTAATACGGAGGAATGAATATGAATAAAATAGAAAAACTTATAGAGAAAAAGAGCGTCCTGGAAGAGAGATTGCATAAAGAAGAGCGCAGAGAAATTGAAATGTTGAATAGAAGAGGTTTTGGATATGCGATGCGACATGTCAAAATTGGTTTCTCTACACGAAAATCAGATGCTCTCAAAGAACGCATTAGAATTATCAGTGAACAAATTAACGAATTTGAGATTCACTGAATTTATATTCAGATAGTATAACAACCATGATACCGCGTGAATCAACAATATCACTTCGTTTACACTTTGACAGTATCAGGTCTTCTGATACTTCTGTCTCTTTAGAGACAATTCTTAATATTTTGGCAAAGATTTCAGATTTACACATAATGTTTGAATTTTAGTTATATCTTTGCCTTCGCTACATAAAACTTATCGCACATAATGCAACAAAAGCATAGACATTCATGTTGAAGATATTAAGTCCCCAACGTGCGAGTGTCTATGCTTGTGTATCAGTTTTATGTAGCAGTTAAACGTGATACGTTGGGGGCTTTTATTTTACTTCCCAGCCCCATAGGAAGAGACTATGAACAAAAGTCTACTGCTTCAGTTTGTAAACCATCCGGCCAACAACGATCAGTATTATGACAATGACAGCCGCCATCGCCCAGCCGCCTACTTCTATCTTCATCCGTTGCCAGACTGTCAGCCTCTTTTCGATTTCAACCGGGTATGGTACTCGGATAGTATCTGTTCGGTTTATATATAGCGTGTCTACCCTGTCCTTGTACTTATAGATGTACCTGTACCGATATTCGGCAACGGTATCGCCTCTTTGAATTACAGAGACCGAATCATGTATAAGCACGCTATCGATCCGGGCCGAGTTAAAGAACACGCTATCAATTCTGACCGTTTCAACCGGGACATAACGGACTTGCGTACGGCAAGATGTAAGCATACAGATCTGTGCTATTATCAATAACCCGATCAAACCACCTAATAATTCGTCTTTGTCTCTTTCGTCCATCATAACAAGCTCCATCCGTCAATCACATCTGGCATATCAGCCTCTACCCCATTCTCCACACGGCTCATACCTGCCACAATACGGATCATCTGCTCACGGTCATTTACATTGATCGGATCGTCGGCCGGGATTCCGGCATAATCTGATACGGCCTTTACATAAGCTTCTGTATGGTTTTCTTTCGGTGGCGCCCACCGGGTAATCATCTTGCGGATAGTGTCGAGTTTGTAATTTTTGAAGTAGTTAGATAATATTTTAAACATCGCCCGGTAGCCGTAGGCCATTGTTGTAAACTGTTTAAAAGATTTATCCTCACTGGGCCTTACTTCTCCTTGGAACAAGTCGTTATTAATCCGAATATTACCAGGATTGTTATTTCTAAGTCCTCTTGCTGTCATAATATATTACTCCATTATCTAAATTAAACTTGTCTAAAACTCACTGGGTGGCTCTCGATCTGGACATCCATGTTTATTACATTTCCGAAAATCAAGAGCACTATTCTTAATTATCAATTCCGTATTCTTTTCAGTTAGCTCACGGATACGCTGACGCAATTCTTCTATTTTTGCATACAAAGTATCTATTTTAGTATCCAGCTCGCCCACTCTTTTTTCCTTTTTATCGTATAATTCTTTCCATTCATTAGCATACTGAGTAATGTTATCCGCTTCTGCTTTTTTAGCTTCTGCGGCAGCCTTACGTTTTCGAGATTCATAAAACATGAATGCTCCAATTAACGGCAGGCCCGCTGCGCTGATAAGTGATCCTATCAACTGGACTATTTCTTGCATTTCCATCATTTAAAGTAAAAATAATATGCCTAAATAAGTGGATAATAAGGCAGCTATCTCAATCCAGAACATCGGCTTGCTCTGGTAGAACTTATACCAAAATGTGCCCTCTTTTTCTTTGGCAATGCTTAATGCGGTATACCCTACATAGGCAAGCCATACTAACAACATTGGCCAGAGGTTCAATGCCACCCAAAGTTGCGATCCGGCAATACAGATGATTGCTCCAGCAGAATGCATCTTGCTCTCATAATCATCTTTGAAATTGGGAGCTGAACCAACAAAGAACATGCCAGCACAGGACAGAAATGCAACCCATTCCGTGTTTGGTTTACTTACCTCCAATATTGCAGGCATCAATAAACCGGCAGTCAGCCACATTGTTGCCATAAACCACAATTTATGCTCCAGGTAGTAATAGGTTGCACTTATGGAATAAGGTACACCCTTAGTCTTTACACACACGGCAGCCGTGTAGGCCGCAATAACAAGCATTGAAATAATCGTCAAAATAGTTATCATACCAATCTTACATTTATGTTAATCAATTCTTTCAAATGGGCATATACCGGATTAATCGTACCATAAAAGCAGTAATATTTCTTCCTTACGCCGTCTTCCATTTCCGTATAATACTTTCCCTGTTCAAGCGTCATGCCTGGCGCATAGAGTTTGGGATCGTATTCCGTGCCTTTGTGATTTTCGTCCATGCGCTCATAAAGGGCAGCCGTATCTACCGAAGGAGGATATATTTCGAGAACCGGATTTATCGGTTGCCGGACTTTCCATAACCAGTCATCGTTAATTACCCGGTTGCCGGTTTCCAACTTCCCGTTAATAAATTCTTTCCATTCCGCATGTGCGTATTTGGCACCAATCGCTTCATCATTCGTCAGTGACATTACAGACACAGATTTACGGGTGATACGGGATAGTTGCTTCTCTGAATCGTGCGTTTCCGTGTATTTTACGGCTTCCTGTAATTCGGCTGTTGTTCTATGGATTACATCGGGGTAGCCCGTCACCTCAATCGCTTCTACATCTTCCACTGTCTCGGCAGCTTCAATATCAGAGAGTAACTTTTCTGATAGACCTATACAGATATCATTATAGTCTGCCATCTCATTGAGAGCTTCCAATAACAGAGATGATTTATACGAATTCCCGTTTACTTCAACCGTATCTTTTCGGGCACACTGGTCTTTTAGAGACAAACGGTCGTATGTATATACATCGTTGTCCTCTATGTAATAGTGCCGGTAGTCGGTGTTGTAGACTTCCTGACGCTTCAAGTCTTTTGCAGTTTGAAGTTTTTCTTCCGGTGTCGGTTCGGGAATGGGTGTCAATTGCATATTGAACACTTCTTCTACGGATGCACCTTCGTTTGCCTCTTTAAAGGCAATCTGTTCCTCTGTCAGCAAAACGTACTTTCCTGCAACATAATCCTCCCATGTTGTGCCGATATCGTTGTCTGCTGTATCGAGCTTTTCCGGCATTGCGACATAGATATTCGCTGCGTCTTTCTGTATGTATAAATAGTTTATTTCCATTTTGATTTATTTGTATTTATTATATCGTAATACGATAATCCCCGAACCGCCAGAACCGGATGAAATCCCTCCTGATACATTGGAACCACTTATATAAAAAGAACCTCCTCCTGATCCTGTATTGGGTTTCCCATTAGTAGGGTTGCCTAACGATCCTCCCCCTATACCTATTCCTCCTCCTCCTTGTGACGATCCGGAGCTATATTCTCCACCACCTCCACCCCCACCGGCATACAATTTATTATTGAATGGACATCTTGTAGTGGTTCCTTGCCCTATCCCAGGCATATCGCCAACTCCATTAGATCCATCACTACCTCCGATATTTCCTGCCGTATTTCCTGAAGGCATTCCACTTCCTCCTCCTGAACCTCCATCTCCTCCCTTGCCAGAATATTGTCCACCATTTCCCCCATTGGCATAGTATATAGCTAAGTCCCTAAACCAAGAATTATGGCCTTTTAGTCCATTTTTCGCATCATTATAAGACGATGTTGATCTTACACTATTGCCTCCGTTTCCTATTACATAATTAATAGATTCTCCCGGTGTAACAGATATACCTAAATATAATTCAGTGCAACCGGAACCGCCCCCACCACCACCTCTTTCAGGGCCTGACGATGCACCAGAGCCACCACCTCCAACAATAAAAACGTCAACTGATTTACATCCTGCTGGGACCGTCCATTTGCCAGAAGATTTTAGCTCTTCTACAACTTGTACTGTCCCTCTTTTCCCCGTCGACATTGTCCTTCTTCTCAACATATCAATCCTTCTATTTAACGGTTATTGAATACATGACACCACTCGTAGCGATCTTCAAAATGGACATCTCGAAAGGCACGCCGGAAGTAGTGGTAATAGAACTACCGGACATTGATCTAAAACTGCCAGTAGTGGGGATAGGCTGCGTAAAATAAGCGGTAGGATTACAATCAAGATATATCTCTTCGCCTACATTCAGTGCCCTTGCAGACTCATTTATCGACAGGTTTGAAGCTAAGGATAGGGTAGCCTTAATTAACCTCTTGTTTGTTGGTATATTCGCAAGAGTTGTGACAGCATTACTCCCTGTGCTGAAGTTTACTATATCATCCACCTTCTTCTTGTCCTTAGCCGACATATACCCCGCTATGGCGGAGGTGGCGGTAGGGGGAGTGAGGTATTGACCGTTGTCGGAGAGGTATTTTGTACCATCACCGTTATTAACAAGATTCATGGAATTCCAGGCACAGACATATGTTTTATCGTCTGTATAAACGGAAATCCTCTTTACATTTACTACTAAATTTGCATTTAACTCAAAGCTATTAAGTCCAGACATATTGATAGTCAACCCATATGACTCTTCATCCTTTGTCATACTAAAAGGGAAATACACAGTGTTAACACGTGCTAAAGACACTCTATTTTCATAAGCATCAACTACCTTTTGATAATTTCCCTCAGATAATGCACCACTTTCATTTGGAAATAAAGTTGTCAAGTCAAGGTACTGATTGCTCGCCACTATCTCCGACCACGCCCCATTGTTACGCCCGTAGGTTTTTCCGTCCTTTGGAGCATCTACCGTAATAGCCGCATCTTCTCCTGCTGGGCCTTGCGGACCTTTTGGACCTCGATCTCCTTTATCGCCTTTCGGGCCCTGTTCTCCCGTAGGACCTTGAGGACCAGGGTCGCCTTGAATACCCTGTAAACCTTGAGGACCTATATCGCCTCTTTCACCTTGAGGTCCTTGAGGACCGGTATCACCTTTGTCACCTTTTGGACCCTGAGCACCTTGAAGCGGACCATTGTTTTTCCACACGGAATTGATTGCATCATAAATATAAATGTCGTACGGAGCACCTGTACCAACTCCATAAGCATCACCAGCTTGTGGGGAAACTATTGTAGACCCTAATTCTTCCTGCGTGCTAAAATATCCAAGTACCTTAAAACCACTTCCCGTATCTCCTTTATCGCCTTTTACTCCCTGCTCGCCTTTAGGCCCAACAGGGCCTTGTGGACCAGTTTTGCCAATAGGTCCCTGCGGGCCTGTTTCTCCTTGAATCCCTTGTTTTCCTCCAAGACCTTGCGGACCAATATCACCCTTTTCACCTTTCAATTCTGCCTTATCTTCTTCCGTCAAATCAGAAAAATGCAATTTCAACTCGTCTTTCTGTTCCGGCGTTAGATTGGAAAACTTCAACTTCAAATCATCGTAAGGGACAAGTACACGATAAGCTGTATCTTCTTCACTGGTGTACTTCCATTCAATGCCTGTGCTACCGGCACGGAAAACAGGAGTATCACCGGCAGTACCTTTCAGATCAGACAAAGCAACAAGATTCTGCCAATTACCGTCCGTATAACGCCATTGGATATAGGTTTTATCCTGATTTACCTGCAAGAATACTTCACGTCCATCTACACCCTTCAAGACAGACAGAGCAACACGTACAAGCTTATATGTGCTACCCAACACCTGAAAGGCGGGAAGAGAGGATACACCGGTAAGTGAACTTACCTCTTCGTACTGCCCCGGATCTTTCGCCGTAGACGCAATCAAATCCTCCACCGCTGCCGCAATCTTCTGCAAGTCTTCCGGCGTGATCGTTGTCCCGTCTGATAATATGATATCTCCTGCTGCCATAGGTGTTAATCTATTTTATTCCTCTGTTCAAAAATTGATTTTGCATCCGCCAATGCCGCTGTATATATAGCCTCGCTATCAGCATCCGGTATAGACTTGTCAAATGATATATTCTTGGTCCCGTCTGCATTGATGATTATGTAGCCGAAACGAACATCTGCCTTCTTGACTGTACCCGTTACCGACTTAACGTTTTCCCCTTCATCCTGTGTGATATTGTACTGCACTTCGTAACCTACCACATTGTTCAGGTATGTGCTCTTGACCACTGATGATACTTGTTCGAGTGCCATAACTTATTCCTCCTTATCTTTAGTTTCCACATCTGTCGTTCCGGCTTCAACAGCCTTTGCTATAATGATTTTAAACGACGTACAGATTATTTTCATCATCTGTTGATAGTCATTATCTGATATTTCTATTGCCCCCGTTGAATGGTAGATGATATGTGCCAGATCATACATCGGAACGGATTCTGCGCTCTTGATTATCGCATCTCCAATTTCATGTGTCAAATCAGCTTTCTGAAACTTATCTACACCATATTCTACATTTAACTCTTTGAAATTTACTTGTTTCATAATGATTTATTTTATGTTATTAAAATGCGTTACTGTCTATATAATAATTGTTGTTGAAATAATAGAAAGTCACTATAGTTCCAGGAGTTGCTTCGTATTGCCCATAAGCATAATTACCACTGCCATATATCGAACCAGCTGTACCTATTATGGGAATACCCGATACACCTCTAAAATAAACTTTTGAACTATATCTTGAAAGAATAAAAGTAAACTTGATAACCGCCTGATAGGAAAAAGCTAGACCGTTTGAATAGTAATCGTTTTTTGAAAAAACAGCTTGCAATTGCGCTAGTGTTGGTAAGGTCAAATAACTATCTCTATTAGTCTGAATAACAAAGATGTCTTTATACCTAAGTTCGCTACTATTCCAACTATTTCCAGCAGAAGGCATAAATGTGACAACGGACAATCCTCCTGTGAATGAATTAAAGCCTTGACTGTATATAGCTACTGGATAATCGCAATTATCCGCGACAATTTGCAAACCAATGTTTTTATTCCCTGTCGGGTCCCATTTAAGTAGACCGTCGTAATGTAAATAATTACTTTTACTATTTTTGATATAAGCAGTAAGAGTGAATGCGCCACCAGTTGACGATGGAATTAAGTCTTGGCCAAAAGAAACTTCGGTATTAGTACCCTTCATTACAATGTATCCTATGCTTCCATCAAGATCAGATTCGCACTTTAACCATTTATTAGCTGTTATAGTAAAATTCCCAATATAGGCTTGATTTGCATATATACTATCGGTATCAATCAGTGATGTGATGATATGACCACCAGATATAATCGTTGATCCTAATTGTGCTTGTTCAACCTTATCTAAATAAGCTAGAGCCTTTAAAGACGAACTGTTCGCTTTGCCATTAAATTCCTGTAACAATGAGGACGCAAAATTATTTTTAGAGATTGAACTAGCATAAGCCAATGTGCCCAAGTCGGATTCATCTACTTTTCGATTTATACGAGAGTTGACATCCGTATAATCGGACAGCATAGTAAACGAAACAGCACCAACGAGATTGATTCTGTTTGCCTGAATCAAGATACCACCAGTTCCGACATTGATCGCATTGACGATAGCCTTTCCGCTTTCCATTTCCTTCTTCGCAAACAAAGTAACACCATCCGCCTGCGTGATCCACCCGGCACTTTCTATCGTATTGTTGATATTATCCACCTTCGTAGATATACCGGACATCTGTTCTGCGGTAATCTGCAACTGACTATCAAAGTGAGTATAAATGTTTCCTGTCTCACTATCTACATAATCTTTAGTAGCCAATAACTTGATGTATTCGTCAGTTTGTTCGATTTGTGTCTGCAACTTGACTATAGCATCCGCAATCTCGTCAGAAAACATCCCTACACCATAGATAAGTATCTCACCAGTGAACCTCAGTTCAAAATCACCTTTCCCGTTCCATTTCCCGGCCTTAGACAGCTTTTGATAGCTGTCGCTTTCCGGTAGCTGCTCTTCGTGATACAACTCGGTTCCCGGAATACCGAAACCGCAAGAACCGGGACGGAGCACCTTATAGAACAAAGAGAAAGAATACGCCTTTTCTTCTTCTTCCGTGTGATCCGGGATATTCATTATAGCATTCTGTTGAAGGATATACGTGTTCCTTATTCGCAGAACGTTTTGGCCGTTGTCATTATAAATATCGGCAACTTGATCCTTTTCTACATAGAAGCTACCATCCAGCCAAAGATATTCTCCACCTACGTTGATAAAATGAACGTTATTTGCGGCTGTCCAATAGTTTGTATTCTGGCTGAAAGAAGAGTTTACAAGGATGTTACCACCTTCTGCGGATATGTCGTTACGGATGCTATCAATAAGGCTTTCAAACTTGCCGTTCATGGCAATAAAGGTCTGCTCAATAGTATCTCCGTTCTGAAGAATGAATGTCGAGTTTTCAACGTATATCCCGTTCAAATAAGCCCCATAACCAGACAACTGATCGCCTCTCTGTGTCCTGATTCCTGTCAGGTGTCCAATACGGGCTTTCAACTTGCCTTCGGTGCTGGCATCAGTAATACCATCGTACACATCGATAAATGGCGCACCGCTATCGGCCGTTGTTAGATATATTAATCCCTGCCGGTCCGTATCTTCATTGTTACCCCAACGAAGGGCAAAATCTCCGGCTTCCGGTTGCCCTGTCCCTTCTATCAGAGGAATAGCTATATCAAAATAGTCACTGTCTACACCGATACAACGTCCGAAAAGATACTTGATACTGGTCGTTCCCGTCCGTGTCTGTATTCTGACACCGTCACCCTTACGCAGGTTCATAAGCATAAGACCATCCATATCGTCCATATAACAGCGATAACGGTCAGACATCACTTCTACTCTGGCTATTTTGTTGATGTCAGAAACAATCTGGCTACCTCCTAAACCGTAAATCTGGGAATAGACAATCTCGTAAGCAGTGAATGTCTTTCGAATAAAGAGGTTGTCCATCTCCCCGGTGGCCGTCGGTGTGTCTATCTGCCATCCCCAACCGGTAAAACCGGATGCAAAAGTTGGCGATCCGGTATTGCCCCCCACATAGATATCACTCCTCACACGAAGCGAATCCAATATGGCGGCGCCCGTACTCTGGATCTCCCAGCCTTTACCTTCCCAGCCATCTATGAAAATGGAAGAGCCGATCTTCTTGTCAAAAAGTATATTCCCGTGGGCGGTATCGTCGATATCTTTGCGAAGATATCGCTCATCAAGATAAGTCGCCAGCCTTGCACTTTCTACAGATGTTACATGTCCAAAATCATCAACACCGATATTTTGGACAAATAAATCGTCAAAATTAGATGTTGAAACTGCTGAAGATGTATCTTCATGCGAAACCGTGAAAATAACAGTTTCGCCAATCAAATCTTTTTTTACATCAATGCCTCTTCCTTCTTTTACGTCTACATCTATATTTACAATTCCTCCACCTCCTGAAGCCGTACCACCTCCTATTCGCTTGGGTAAATTATCACTACCCAAACAAAACAAAGCAGGATCATCTTTATTATCATTGAGATATAATTCACCTCTTACAAGACCATTCAAATCCCAATCCTCAGAACCATCATTAGTGGCAATAGGGGGAGCAGCAGCAACAGTTTTCCCTTCACTGTCTACCGTAGTATCTGACCCGTACCATATTCGTTTTGTTAACTTTTTTATACTCATAGCGAATCAAGATGTGATTGGTTAACAAAACTTCCTTCGTTTCCGTCAAAGACTAAAACTTGACCGTCTTTAGCATTAGAAACGTTTAAACTGACTTCTCCAACAATACCAGATCCATCTGGATATTCGGTAAAACCATTGTAAGAAACATTTTCGGAGCATTCCACCGTTAAAGTATAATTGAACTGTGGATATCTCTCAGCAATAACCTGTTGTTCCGGTACGCTTGATTCACTTCTGGTATAAGACACTCCATCAATCTTCACAGAAGACAAGCAAAAGATATTGTTTAAAAGCCGGGCCATTTCAAAAGGGACACCTTCATTATCACCAATCGTAAGTGTCCTTTTTTCATAGGGAACAGAATATAGATTGATAGGTTCTTGCTTTTGAGTTCTGAATTGTTCACTTTCAACAGCTAATTGCCGGCTATCAGATTTAAATCCTCCTTCTACACGTGTTTTAAATACACGTTTATTCCCTGATATATCAAATACAGCCCCAAATGCTTGTTGATTATCTGCATTTGTATATTCTATTTGCATTGTAAATGGAGTATATGATGAACTATGTACACAGAAAGGCAAACTAACAGATATCTCTCCCTGATCATTTGTTATTCTGACTTGATAGGTCCCATTATTTGAAGGATTTATCGTAAATTCATACAACGTGTTGTAATCGTTAATCTCGTATTTTTGTGGAGATATTTGATATGGAGTCCCATTATATAAATCAACAAGTAACATGGTAAATGTCTTGTTTGGAACATCTACGATCTGTATAAGGATAGGTATATCTTCCCTTTCAAACTTCTGAACATAATCAATCGAATGTTCAAAGCCTGTACTTTCAATGTCAAATATCAAAGGAGATACACTGCTTATTTTTATCATACGCTTATACAAACAAAAAGAGCCGTATACGTAGTTAACACTGCGTATACGGCTCTTAGGCTCTATGCTTGCAAATGTAGCAATTATTCAGAATAAAGACAACATTAATCGATATTTTTACATATCAAAGTATATTCCGTTGTCTGTCTCTTACCAAGAAACTCTGTTATATCGGAAACATAACCGGTATACTTTTTGCCGTTATAATTAAAAGATATAAGACCATCATATAAAACAGGAAATGGCGACAGCCCTATCGTTTCAACTTTAAGCGTTTCAACTCTAAAATAACGACTGTCTAATACAACGGGGGACTTTTCACTTTCCCGCCATAAAACCGCATCAGCATTCCCCTCAGAAGCAGTAAACTCAAGTCTGCTTGTACAAGATGATAATATATCCTTATTTGCAAGCAACATTCTTCTTGGAGAATATGCAATATTAAATACCGAAGAAGGAAATAATACTCCGGAAGGCCGATCTCCTTGCCTGTTTAATTTTAACTTTATCGAAGATGTAGAAGGATCCAAAACAGAAACAGCATCAACAAAAAACAAATCATTATCCGAACTATCATCCTTTGTTTCTTCATCTCTTTTTTGCGCCAAGAACTCTATTCCATAACAATCAGCACGATAAGGGCTAATAAGTTTGTATATGTTATCGTTGATTGAAATACCGGTCGAAAAGCTGTTCTTTACATGAAATTCGTCACGACCGTTTATTTCATCATAATCTTTCTTCTCATAGCCCACATCTACCCCAGAGTATACCAAGGAGTTGTCAATTGAGATATCAAGCCCGTTCACATGCTCAAGTTCTTTCACCGTCTCTGGATCATATAATTCAGTCAAATGACAAAATATAACCTTCTTGCCCTCTATCTTGTAGTAATATCCAAGACATGCTTTTGCCCATTCTGAAAATTTACTGAAAGAGGTATGGACTTTTGCATTCTTGATATCTCTGATGCTTTCCGCTGCTATCATATATGGTATCGTAATATCACCTTCCTTTACTTCTCCGGTCATATCGGTAAGGCCCATATTGGACAGTATGGAGGTGAGTAATTTATTAGGGGTGAAAACATCAAAATTAACAGGTTTGTTTCTACCTTTATAAGATACGCTAATTTCTTTTACATTCGAAACCGTCATTATAACATCTCCCTCCCAAGAGGCATAACTATCACCCTGACCTATCCACATTATAATTCTATCCCCCTCCTTTAAGTCAACATCATATGCCTTATCTATGCTGATTTTACTCTTAAAAGGTATGGATATAGAATCTATTATTACAGGTGTAGGTTTATCTCCGTCTTTCACCCTTGCATATTTGGCAATTTCCAATCGCAATTTACTTGCATTCCCATTTGTTATTGTAGCATATACATCAAAACTCATTCGATATTGTATGCTTATGCGAGTTAACGCCTTAATCATATACCCAGAATAAAAATTAGCATTGTCTGGAGCTGTTATATTAACGTCCCCAACATCAATTTTGTTTTTAACGGGAAAATTAGTTGTAGTATATCCAACCGGGAAATTATATTCTCCTAAGATAAAATTGGAAGGCAAACTTATTTTATAAATACCTTCATCAGTCTGTTCTTCGGTCGGTATCACAACAAAATCCGCTTTGTTGTTCAGCTCCATGCGATCATAATACAGCTCATCCGATTTGAGACTTGAAACAGGGATATCATACACCTGCGACTTGTTTGCATTGATTATTGCCTCCGCACTGTTATCTATAGCCTTTATGGATATAGTGTTGCCATTATTTTGGTATGAAGAAAAATCAAGATTACACCGGATCTTCTCATTATATGTCCAAGAATTATTCAATACCCCAATGACTATCACAGCAGAAGCATTCAGATAGTTTGTCAAGAACTCGTTCTCCAAGAGCATATAAGAATCACCGGCAAACTCAAATGAATCGCCAAACGTCCTATATACACCCCCAAAGTCTTTTCTCTTTATCGATATTTCAACATCTTCCCAATTAACTAAATCGTTGGTGGCTTCGTATTTCTTTCCGCCTATTAATAACTGTACACGTATCATATCAATTCAATTTTGAGTTTTTATACGAGTTGTATTCTGTTCTACGTTGCCCTTTAGATATGATCCTGCCCAAAGAACGAATCTCTTTCTTTAGGTCGTTGTTCGTCTTATTGCTTGCTTGAATAATGCCTTCTGCATCAAAGTGGTTCACTATCTGCACCCGTTCCCCGGCTTTGTTATGAGTCAACCAATAACTGTTATCCATAAAACGGGAATAAAACTCAGGATCGTTAATGTCTGGCAAAACTTCTGCCCCTTTAGGTATAGGCATCAATGTCGGCGTGTCAGGAGTAATGTACGCTTTACCTCCAGATATAACAGCTTCATGTTTACCGGCATCACCGACAATAGCCAAACCTCCGGGATGATAATCAGTACCCTTTGCATACTTGGGGATAGGCTGGGCTATAATGGTGGCAAGCTGAATAGCACCCGTTGCAGCAACAAGCGCAGCCATAGGGCCTGCAAATATTCCAAGTTGTTTATATACGGTCATTATAGCTTGCGCAGTGGATGCTATAGTTTGAGCAATATCTATTGTTTTCTGAAATCGTGCCTGTCTTGTTTGCAAATCAGCCTTTTTCTTTTCAAGTTCGGCGTTTCTTGCAGACGATTGTTCCTCTGCTACGCGCTTACGGGCTTCTGCTTCTTCTTTTGTAATAACATCTTTTTCGGCCAAAGCATCAATTTCTTCAACCTTCTTATCATAAGCCTCTTGATTAGCGTCAATCTCAGCTTCTATTTCTTGTATTCTACGGTCAAACATAGAAGATCCTATTTCTGCTATGGCATTTACAGCTTCTTGAATCAACTTCTTTTTTGCTTCCTCTACCTTTTGCCTTTCTTTTAGTTCTTTTTCTGCATCTGCATTTATTTTATCAGTGGTTTCTTTTGATAGCTGGACCCTTAATTGGGCTATTTTTTTCTCCATTTCCAAGCGTTCGTCTCCAGAAAACAGGTACAAACTCTTCTCTAGCAGATCAATTTCCTGTTGCAGGGCTTGAACTGCATATTGATATTGCAAATCTGCTTTCTTCTTTTCGTAGGCTTCTTTCTTGATTATTCCTTTAGAATATTGCTGTTCAAGCATAGATAATTCTTTGTTCAAGAAAATCTGCTGATCTGACAATTCTAACTCGTTTTGAGATTGCTGACGGGAGAGTTGTACTTTACCAAATTCCATATAAGCATCTTCTATAAGTTTTAAGTACTTATCCTCTACTGCCAACTTACTAGCTCCTGTCTTTTCTGCTTCTTTCAATTCTGCGGCTTTTTGGAGTTCAAGAATGTCCAGCCGTGCATCAAGCTCTTGCAAACTACCCTTTTTAGCATAGGAAATTCGATTTTGCGCATCAATCATTGCACGTTTGGCCTCGTATTCTTCCCTAAAATCGGACAATTCTTTGTCTCTCATGGCCTCTATTGCGGCAATCTGCTCATTGACACGGACTCCTTTTGTCTTTACATCATCTATTTTCTTTTGATATTGGGCATTACGAGTCTCTATCTCTTTTTCAAAACCTTCATCCATCAGTTTTATACGGGCTTCCTGGATTGTCCGTTCGGCTTCCATTTCGAGTTTCATTCTTCGTTCAGCTTCACGTTTTGCTCGTTCTTCCTCACGTTTTATTCTCTCTTCCTCTAAATATTTACTGATTCCAGATTTAGCAAGTATGTTATTTTCTTCCTTTTGCGCGTCGGATATTGCTTTTACATAAATATCAGCCGCCGTTTTTGCAGCTTTAGCTTGCTCCCTTATTCCATCTGCTGCTTTTTTTGCATTATCTCCTGCTTTTTCAGATGACTCATTAAAGAAAACAAATTGTCCCGTTAATACAGCCATAGATGCGGCTGTTGGGTCAAGTATTTTATGAGGATTGAGCTTATCCCACCAATTAGGATTATTTTCCCTCATTTCTGCTTCTGCTTCTAATTCTAACGCTTCTGCATATTTCTCTGCTGCTAATTTTGATGCAGCTGTATATTTCGCTCTTTGCTCAAGCGCCTTCAGAAATGCGTCAGTATTATTAACTAAAAAATTCTCTGCCTCATTCACATTAGTAATAGAAACATCCAATTTTTTAAACTCAGACTCATTGTCAATGATAAATTGCTTCTTCTTATCAAGATTATCTCCCAGACTATTCCATTCATCCTGTAGCTTCTTAATGGAAACAACATTCTGTCCATAGGTGGATGCTGAATTTTTCAACTCATCGAAAAACTTACCACTTGTTGAATTAAGGTCTTCCAATGCATCAGATGCAGCCTTTGAAGCATCCTTGCTTTTAAATAGATTAGCAGCAAAATCAAATATTTTATCTCCATATACAGTCAGCAGCGTAACACCTACAGACAACAATGTTTGCCATGAAACCAAACTCCCAGCGACCTGCCTCCATACCGGCACTGCTTTTTGACCGCTTTTTGTTAATTCGACATTCTCACGTCGTATCCTGGCTATTTCATCAGCTAGAATAGGCAAGTTATTGCTGATCGCAAGCAATCCTGTCTGCATAGATACTGCAAATGCAGGCATTTCTCGGCTTAACTGGTTGATTACATTTCCTAATCCATCCCAATGAGAAGCATAGTTACCTACATTTCGGCCATATACCCCCATTTTAGCATCTTGCTCTTTCAATAGTTTATCCAATTTCTGGATATTCTCAAGCACTTTGGGGTTAACTGCATCTATACCACCAACTTGAGTTCTGGAATAAGCCTTCAATTGACTTAATATGCGAGCTTGCTCTTTGTAAGAAAGATTTGCTGTGTCAAGTTTTAAAATTAGGTTTTCAACCTGATCAGAAGTCAACTGCACATTTTGAGCATGTAATTTATCCGCCTTAGATGCTGCCATTGTTGCTCGTTCTTCAGCCAGTTTAGCCCTACTTAGATCTTCTGATGTTTGCTTTCTAATCTTTTCTGTAGCAGCAAGTTCTCTTGATACTTTCGACTGCTCTTTTTCCAATTTGGCTTTTTCCTTAGCTATACGTGCCGCCTCTTGATCGGCTTTGATCTGGGCCATTACTTCGTTAACCCCTTCCTGTATTACCTTGTTCTTCTCTTGACGTAATCGATTAATTTCAGTTTCAGCTTTCTGTATCTCTTTTAGGGAAGCCATGTACTGATTATTCTTTTCAATCAACTCGGACATGTTTTTAGGCTCAAAAGACAACCCCTTAGCCATATTTCTTGCCGCAATCAAATACGAATCGTTTGCCTTCCCTATTAAATCATCGAGTTTTTCAAGCTGGCTAAAAGCCTCCTTTCCAACGATTGTCGTTATTTTTGTTTCATTTGCCATATTTTTTAACCTCCTCTATTTCGTTCAACATTAATCTAATAAGGTTTGCATATTCTGACGCAGTATATGTCTTGTCATCTATCCGCATTTTGAAATGAGCCGATAAAATCATTCGCTCTTTAGTAAAATCTACCTTTCTATTGATTTGACTGGTACTATCAAGCTGCTCTTGAGCCATTTTCAATCTTAACCGAATATAAGCCAATGAGGATTCTATTTTATTTATCAATTTCTCCGCATCCGCAACTGTTTCAATATTCACATTTTTTATGTCAACAATAGTGAGCAAATCGGAGATCTTATCTATTTCACCTAGTTTTATAAAATTTAATATAGCTGACATAATGGATATTTTAGTATAATAATTTATGATCAAAGAACGTTTAGAAACTGCGAATTGTAGATTTTTATTTTCTATAATTTGGTTATATTCATCCATGATTCTACTGAAAATCAAACGCAACTCTTTATCCGAAGGCATTCCAGAAATTATCAACGCCTTCAAATTCCCATTGTATGCCTCTATGAACTTACAGAGAGGTATCTCATCGCATTTCGTGTATAACTTTGCCATATCAAAATTCAAGTTAAAAAATATTCATGCCTATCTTCACAGACCAGCATGATCTATATGAAGACTTATCAAAAAATGTTTTATACCGTTAGTACTTTTGGCTCCCAGTTTTTACGATACAACTTTCTTAGATATGATATCAACTGTTCATAGGTTAATATAAATCCTTCTTCTATCAAGCCGGCAATTTTCTTTTCTAATTGCCATAACTCACGCAACCTTGCTTCATCTCCATGCTTATTCCGTAACATCTTTTCGTGGGAGTTAAAAATGATCCAGTTTAACGCCTCTCCTATTTTTTGCATTGCTTTCGGCATGAAATGGCTTGGGACAATTTTCATAACAGCGGATGAAAGTTCTTTGTATGCATCTCCCGCGTCATTACGATATCGGATCATCTCGTCATAAACAAAACGTAGTACTTTCACCTCAAATGTTGGATTGATCCACATGGCAAACTTGATGAACAAGAGAGGATTCATCCAAACTTTATCAGGAGTTTTGCCATCTTTAGTATTTCTCCCTTTTGTCTTTATAAGCAATTGATTTTCACCAATGTCGGTTTTTAACCTATGGCTTTCATCCACAGATAGGGCCTTTAAAAACTCTTTCGTTTTAGGGCTATCTATAAATTCGGACATACGTCTTCTTGGATTTTCATCTACATTATTCCATTGACGAAGTAATTCGCCTCCGTCAAAATATCCATCACTTGTTCGTTGAATCACTGAAAAATTATCAATGTAGCGTACCATCTCCTGATTTGTCTTCATCTCTTTTTCATTTTAAATTAAACAAAAAGAGCCATACCCCGCAGGATATGACTCTTACCGGGTATGGCTCTTAGGCTCTAAATCTTTTGTTATGCTGTTACAAACATAGCCAAATTGCACGGAATAGCCAAATCGATCTATGAGTTATTTAAACCCCATTATTGCTTGATCGGCTGCGCATGCGCCGGCACATCCTTTAAATCGTACGGTCCCGGTGTCATAGCCTGTATGCAGAGGTACAATACTCCGTCCTGCGTGTAGTACTTGTTAAATTCAAGTGCCATATTTTGCTTATATGGAATAGGATCTTCTATCGTGCCGGAATGTTCTTCTGCGTCTACTATTTTCCACAGGCTTAGGGTAGCTGTGCTAGGCTTCCAGTTCTCTTGTGTGAGATGGTCTTTAACACATTCCCAAAGGACATCTTCAACTCGGTATCGTTCGCCGGTTTTGACGTTTATTCCGGTTTTCCATTCGGGGTATCGATCTTTGACCTGTAAGGCTTCCGACGGGGAAAGGTCATATGTATTGATTTCTTTAGTAATCTCTTCATCAAGAATATTCAAAGCTAATATACGACTGAAGTCTCTATTAATTACAGGTTCTCCTTCTGGATAAGTCCATTCTTCACTATTCAGTAGTTTGACAAAAGACGGATCGCTAAAACTATAGCGAGGAAAATCTTCATCATCGAAGGGTGCAAGGTATTCCTCATGCAAGATTACCTTGCTCTGATCTACACTTGTCCTCATTTCCGGTAGGACTTCTATTCCGTGGGACTTTGCCCATACAATGTTTACTATTGCGTATTTCATATTATTTTGATTTTAAAGTTTGTAAATAGTTATATGCTTTGATACAGTCGTCTTTGGAAAGGATTCTTGGATAAATTGCAAGGTTCTTAAAAGCTATTCGATCAAACCAACCACCACTACTCGATACCTCCAATGTACCACCAGAACCAACTACATTACCTGTATTTGCCAGTATTTCATTCCAATTACGATCATAGGCCCTACCATCTGAACATGCAGCATTAATACTTTTAATTCCGTCAAGACTATTTTTTACTGATCCTGAATTAATATAAAGATCAAGTCCAATCATTGTGTTGTAGATATAAAAACTAGACCCTTTTACTAAACCAGTACTACTCTTTTTATTATCAATAAACTTCCAATCCCCAACAATCGTAAAATCCTTACCCATTCCAAAAACTGACGAAACTATCTTATCATCCACCCCCATCAGTAACCAGATATCCTTCGTATTCGGGGATTTGCTCTATGGTGATATCACAATCACCCGTATACGAAACAAATTGAAATCCTAAATTAGATCCATTTTCTACAGCAGGAAGAACATAAATTCCGTCTGATGGAATATTCGTTAAAAAAGTATTATTACTTCCTCTATAAATCATCTCTTGACCAGACTGTATACCAGTAACTTTTATTCTGTACGATGGAATGGTTACATCTCTCGCAGATTCTGTGAAATTAACCCCTGCTGTTATAGACTTTGTAACGTGAATCGATGAATTGGTTTTTGTATAAACAGCTCTGTTAGTAATGGCGTATGAAATGTAATTTTGAGCATACAACCCATACCCACTCCCTTCTGCAAACCCAAAGTTCGACAGCACAAGATTATTACCATTGCCCGTAATGTTGGCAATAGTAGCACGATCTTCGTCCTCGTTGGTTTTGCCTACCACTGTCCATGCCTGGTCGGGCAAGAGCCAGGGATATTGCTTTTTGTGCCAGTTGAGAATATTTTCATCCTCTTCATCGGTAGTAAAGTGACCGTTGGCGATGATCTGACCGGCAATGGCGGCTTTGGCATAAGATAATGCTACTGGATAATATCTCCATAAGTAATACACTCCCGGATTATTAATTAATTCACTTACGGAAAAGGTTTTCGATTCCCCTGTGATTAAATTTTTTATCACAGCGTTTGTTTTATCACATTTACAAACAATGATATGGAATTGATTAATATGTACCGGAATAAAATCATTAAGACCTCTTGTGTAATATGCCAGATGAGTACCTGAATAGTAAAGATAGAAATCCTTTAAATCCTTTCCACACACTACCATCCCTCTTATCGGATCATCCTGAAACGGAATAAACGCCGTGTACACCGTATAAGTATCCTCGAAGTTAAATTCCTTCTCTGTAACTGCAAAGTCGTCTACTCCGTCACCGAGGATAAAGCCGGGGTAGAGGGGTAGTTGTTCGATGGCGATTGATCCCACTTTACCCTCAATATTAATATAAACAGCTAAAAAATCATCTTCTTTTATTGCAGGAATTTCAGTGATGCCATTAGGATTTAACGGTACTTTTACTGTTGTAGCCGTTGATGTAGAAGGAGCATAAAATGACAAAAATAGATCACCTTCATTGTATCCTTCACTTGATATTTTTATGAAATAAGATTTATTAAATTGGTAAATATTCTTTGGTATAAAAATAGCGTTATTTATTCCTGTAGCTAAAATGGTTACTTTAACAGAATTGCTACTTTGTTCATCAATTCTTACTTTATCTACAGCAGCATTGTTTCTGAAATCATTAAAATTCTGAACATAACCACCTACTCCACTCATCTCAGACCAAGCGAAATTCTTGAAGGATAGGAACCTACCTTTATGGTCCGCATCCTCAATCCTCGGATCGTCCATAGCCGCCATCATCTCGTTCGTCAGGCCTCCGAAATGCCAACGAGTGACATCGCCAGGAAGCACCGGGAAGCCGTCGCTGGAACCGCCACCACCGGAACCCTTCCGCAGCTTTCCACCATAGAAACCTCGGAGCCTAATCGTGTTTAGCTTCAACTCTCTTGTTTCTAAAGTCTTTAAAATAAAATTACTCATAAGTATACTGACATTTTATAACAGGAGTGTCACTTTCAATGATAATGGTCATTCCAGGACTCACATCGGGTACTTTTGCCTCAAAGTTAGGAAGAGTCCAATTTATAACTCCAAAAGCAACAGGATCAGATCCTGTTATTGTTTCAAAGAACGACAACCGACCAGACGCTTGTCGTTTAATATGTATTCTAAAATCACCTGTTGGCTGGAAAGATGTTTTATAAACTCCATTCTGAAGTGAAAAAGTTAAATCATTAAGTTCCATTTTGATCGTTATAAATAATGTACATATTCTACTATATCTCCGTTAGTTCCAATTGCATCAATTGGTTCAAAAGTGTACGTATCATCATGTTTACAAATAATAACATAGATACGCTGATCCATTCTGGCGGCTTTACTTGCCAATCTTCTCATATTTTCTCGGTTGGCCATAGCCTTATTTTGAGACGAACAGTTACAAGGAGCTTTCGCATTCATTTGAATCCATATTTTTTTAGTAAATTTTCAATCGCTGGTTTTATACGATTATCCAGCAAATACTTTTTTGCTTTTCTCGTCAATCCTAAATGCGATGGACCATATTTTTCTTCAAGCGCATTATCTCCAGCATAAAAACCGATAGATCTGGTTACAATCTTCCCTCCGTCTTTCCCATCCACAACAACAGGGGTAATACTTCTATGATACTCTCCTGTTATTATGAGGTTAGGTGTATTCCTATTTCGGGGAGGAAACTTTAAAATATTGGACGTTTCAGGCGGCGTGACACGTTCTTTCATATCTCTCCACCATACCGCCTTTTTTCTCGCTGCTTTTTCCGTCTTTGTCGTTTCCCGGAAGTAAGGGTCTTGAAGATATGTAGGCCTTATCTGTTTTCTATTTTCATCAAGTCCGGCCATTAGTTGGTCGGTGATCAAATCATGAATCAGATCCTCACTTTCACGAAGGCTATTTGTAACCTCTGGCATGAAATTATTTTTCAACATCCTTACGGCATTTGAAACTCCCGCTATAGTACCCATATTAAAACACAGAGGGGCCTAATAAAGCCCCTCGTTTGCAACTGATTTACCTTTTATAATGCTATAAACATCCGTTAGAATTTTTCTTCTATCTTCGATATTACGATCTAAAAAACAAGATTTTTCATGGGCTTCCAAAAATTGTTTTTTTGTCATTTTAGAACATAAATCCCGATTAAAAGAAACTCCATTCATTACGACTTCCATTGCTCAATACCTTTAATACCAGCAGTAAGCAGCTGCTCTGGGCTTAACAATGCAGGTGTACTTTCACTTGTTAGACTCAATGTCCCATCAGCAGAATTGTATTGGGCTGCACTGACACTATCTCCCCATACACCTTCTGTTTTTCCAAGTAATGCTCCATAGGCCGTTGTTAAATCATATTTGCCATAATGTTCAACCACCTTGTAATTAAATCCACTATCTCCCACTTTTATGACATCTACCCAAACAAGGCCTTTGGCTTTTTCAACCAAATCAGTCTCACCTTGCAGAGATTTGGTTTCCATCCAAGTCTTTTCTACATCATCATACACCAGGCTAACCGCCATAGATGCATTATCTCCACTCGTTTTAAATCGTTGTACTGATGAAGGATAAATAGAAGACATCAGATAGCCTTTAATAGTAGTATCTGTGTCATACTGACCATAAACAACGTTATTTTTATCCACAAATAAAGCTCTCATTCTTTCGTTTTTAAGCTTCATTAAATTCGCCAACAGTCCTTCATCGTAATTTTCAAGCGTCCAGGCTTCAACAAGCTCCGAGTAAGAAGTAATTTGAGAAGGACCATATCCTTGTTTAGACGTTTGGGCCTCACCACCACTTGGTGCATACTCCGCGATAGGTCCTATAGGATAGATACGCCCCGGACGGTTCGCATGAATCATTTCTTCTATTTTTTCTTCCAGTTCATCATCTTTTATCACCATATCTTCCGGTGTCAGAATGATCACTTTTACATAATCCGGAACAAACGGACATTTGCTTGATCCCGTATTAAATATCTCGCTTCCGCAATCTCTGTACTTTTTCATTTTTATCTACAATTAGGTTTCTTTACTTTTATCTCCAAATCCAATATATCTATTCCGTCAAACAAATCCGCAAAAGGCTTTTTCCCGTCAGAACCATAAACCCCTCGACTGCCATACCTCATATTATCCACATACCGGTGCGGCACGACATTTTTAGATCCAAAATCAAACCTTTGGTCTTTGGCTAATTCTAAAATAAAATGTTCGTAAACAGGATGTAGGATTTCTTTGTAAGAAATAGCAAGCCTCTGATCATTGGTATAATCAGATAACGTGCGAGTAGCTATCATCAGGTCAATATTTGCTTTACAATATAGATCGGGATCGCCTTTATCTTCTTCAAATGGGGTAAAAAGAGCAAGAAGTGGCCATTTGCCCGATTCAGTGATAGGGGATTTGCTTAATATCTCCATTTCCCGTGCTATTTGCGCCCATTCCCCAAATAGGAAATTTATTTCTATCCCAACACTTATAGAAGTATTACGGCTAATATCCTTGAATATATCTACGATATTTATCATATCCCCATCTTATTCATAAATTCCAGTAAATGCTCATCAAAAAAATATCCGCCATAATCATCTCTATGATCATATAGATAATCAGATATATACCTATTCATATAGGCCATCTGATTCCATGCGTTTATCATTTTGATATTACATGGCGAAATTTTATTGGAAGAGCTTTCCTCTACATTGCCAATAGGCGTAGCCTGTGTTTGATTCTTTCTCAGATAGAAGAAGAATACATAGTAGGCAACCGGAGATACCTTCCGATTACCTACCTGTTCGACCAACATGTTCTTTAGATTATCCCATTTTTCTTCGCCTTCTCCACTTTCGATATACCCAACAAACTTTTTTGCATTATCATAACCTAATATTTTACGATAAAATTCAAGTTCATATTGAGCAATCAAGGACTTAAGTTCGTAATTGGAAGCCTCATTAGTCTTTGATGGCACGCCAGTATACGAAATCACTCCTTCTATATGAAGTTCACCTGTGAAAAATGTCTCATCTATAAGCATGATTTACTGTTTTTTATTTTTTGATTTGATTAAGCCGCTCATGTCATATTTTGCAATAGCCTCTTCTATTTCAGGAGTAGAGGCTATTTTACCCTCATTTATGAACATGATTGCGACAGGAAGAGACACATAATCTTTATCTCCGATTTCATGATGTTTAGCCTTAATATAGGTAACTTCATATACATCCGAAGGTTCAAACCTGTAACTCTTTGCATCATTTTTATTTACTTTTCCTCTTTTCATTATATTAACCTCCTATCCCTTTGATGAATCAATAGCTTCTTTGATAGTGGCATAAGAACCCTTGACGAATGCAGTCTTGTAATTCGACTTAATATAAGCCAACAATCTTTTTTCGCCGATCATTGTCACTTGGTTCTTCTGGAAATCGTCATTGACCCAACCGAACGTAATAGATAATCCTACATAGTCACGGATGTTCAGATATCTAAAATCGCCCAATACAAATTCACCTTCCGTGATGGAAGTGGATGGCCGGATCTGGACTCCCGAAATAAGAGATCCATCCTGTAATGTAAAAGGCGGGAAGAGATACTGGCCATTAGCATCTTTTGTCAGCTTCATATTCGCCAAATCAATAGGATTAACGCGGACGACATTTGGAGCATAATTCATTTTAGATGTCGAAACAACTTGTGTATAAGCTGCTATAATAGCATCAAAGTTGTTCGGTTTGTCCACCTTGATACTGGTTAATGAATATTCGGGGATATCTGTGAAAACACCTTTTATTTCTCCATCAGAGCCAGAACCATATAAAATCCCATTTTCCTCTTCAATACCGATTTTATTAATAATTTCAGCTTGAACCTCTGCCACTAACTGGGGAAGATCAGTTAATGTTTCTTCCGTCAGCGTAGCTGTCAATGCCACCTTCCCTGCATTAACAACAACTTCCTTGATTGTTGCAGTCATTGAAGGCTTTAATCCGCCTTCAGGCACCCATTCGGCATCTCCTGTAGAATCCTTAAGCTCTGTATATACCAATGTCCGAGCATTGATAGTCGCGACATTAGCGAATTGTCTGATTTCGCTTTCAGCCATAGGCGGCGCGGAAATAGTAGGATCAAATACAACTCCAGGACTCAGCGTCACACCGGATGCGGCCGTCACAGTTGATGTTATAGGCGTATTAGCCTTAACAACAAGATTAAATTGTTTTTTATAGCCAGGAGAAGATTTGCAAGCCGCCTTTAAGTCCACCATTTCTCTTCCGCTTTGATCTTTTGTGATATATTCTTTCACCTGTTCCCGGATCTGCTCATCTATTGATTTTAAACGAAATTCTCCAGACGGGGTTTTATCCATAGCTCCTTTGATTCTAACAAGCTGTTCACAAACCTCTTTCTTGAAGTTTTCAAAGTCTTTCTTATCAATCTTATCCGACATGTTCTTTTCATTCAATTGCTTGAACTCATTTATCAAATCGTTAATCTGCTTGAGATATTCCGGTTTTCCTAGCTCGTCTTTCAAAAACTTCACATTCAACTCTTCCAGTTTGTCATCCAGCCCCTTGAAAAACTTTTTCTGATCATCATCAAGCGTAGATTCGTCGATAAAAGCCATTAAACCAAGACCAGACAACAACACACCACCAGCCACAGGATTAGCTGCAAGAGTAAATACCGCAATTAGTGACAATGCCATAATTGCAAATAAAGAACAGGAAAGTTTAAATCTTTCTTTTCTTCCTCTCATGCTGTTTTGAAACAGTACTCTTAAATACTTTCTCATCTTTCTACTTCTTTTAATTGTTATTTAAATTTCACATTATGGAATAAGCTTTTCTTTGGGTTTACGGCGGCTTGATCTTGTGCAAGTGAACGAAGCCTACTTTTCATATCTTCCTCCGGCTTGATTAGCATAAGTGCCTTAAACTTTGAGAATAAGCCCAATATTTCTGTTTTCTTTTTAATGGATAATCCCTGCAAACTATTTTCAATTTCGCTATGTAGTTCAATAACTTTATCTTCTACTTCTTCCACAGTTTTTAAACCTGTATAATAAGTTTCTCCATTACAACCTATAGAAACAGCAGATATTTCATACAATACGACTTCTTTTACAATAAAGGCATCTTTCTCCGAATCATAGTCTACTTTGTCCCAAACGTAAGAATAGCCGATAGAAAATTGATTGATTGTGCCAGATTCTAGCTGGGTAATTTCTCTATCCCCTAAATCAATTTTATCAATATCTGCCTCAAAATATAATCCTTTATCATCCTCAATTAATGTAACAATTTTACCTACCGGTTCATTCATGTTATGCATCCATAGGTGGATGATCTTATCATTTGCATTACTTTGAGGCCCTCTTTCTTGTATACTTTTTGAGAAACATCCTTTTATTAAGATATCGCCAGCTTTATCCTTGTTCCCAAAAATAGCAGCATATCCAGAAATTCTGCGACTCTCAGAATTGATCGTTATATCTTTGGTCTCAAAAGAAAAAGCCTTATACTGCATTCCTATCGATTCTTTTTTCTTAGTTTTCAATCTGTGTGCCATTATGTATATTATTTTCTATTGATTGAGATTCTTGTTTAAAGTCACCTTCAGGATTGCCCGGATCTATATCTATATAATTAGCTACTTCTTTCCTGGATTCGGACAATGTTATGATACCATCATTGTATAAATTACGAACCGCATTAGAAGCAAGAGATAAAGCACTTGCAGCACTTTTCTTATCTTCCTGGAGCACGGATATATGAGAATAATCCAATCTTATAATTATCTCATCATCCCCTACTATAGCCCTTGTTAGGGCTTCGCAATAATTCTCAGAATCAGGTATGATCAAGTCTTGATAGGCATCTCGTTTTGCCCCGTTCTGATTGTCGTATGTGCTATCTGATATCAAAACATTAGGATTTATCCCTAATGAATTGCAGATGGTATTGCGACACTCTTTATCTTCTTGATATAATTTTAAATCTTCCGAATTGCCCGTAATTGGAACCCATTTTACATTTGCGGTAGTAACAAGGACTGAAAAAAGTTTACCTACAACACCATATTTACGTTTAAAACTTTCGTTTAGTTTTTCAATCTCTCCTGGGGTAAGAGAATTATCCCCATATACATCACCATTGGCATCGTTACACAATACGCCTTTTGGACCACCATCAACGATCAATGTGCCTCTTGCAATCATTTGAGCAATCCAATTGTTAACCGGCCTAGTAAGAGAGTCTGTTATATGGATATAAGACAACTCTTTTTCAGTTACATTAATATTAGCACTCGCATCAGATACAACAAAATATTCATCACTCTCTATATAGATATTCTCACTCCCCCATTCAATCCATGCCTTTTTTATAACTTCCTCTAATCTTGATTTCTTCCATATGTTAGCATCTACTTCAGCGTGGAAAAGCTCAGGGGGAATAATCCACATCGAAACCGGTATTTCAGATCTCAAAGCTCTAAATGTATAAATAGGGCAAAAGCCAAAAGTTTTGAGGGTGATTTCAACCTGCTTATTAAATTGCTTTCCACTTTGAATTGGGTTAGGCTGTTTAAGCAAGGTCCTTATCTTATTGTATTTATTATCTCCATCCAAATGCTCATTATCCTCTTTATCCGTCACATAAAATCGCCCGCTAGAAAACATAGAACCGCATCTCTCAACAACAGTTGCAAAAGGAGTGCAGGCTATTAAGGCCTTTCTTTTGTCAGCAAGGTTAAGCATATCAAAAACGTCAGATTTGCCACCAATAATTTGTTGTAGTCCTTTTGATAATGCATTTATATACCAAATGTTCCCTGCTTGATCTTTTTCTACGGCATTCACATTACCTACCATAGAAAAAGATTTCGAACTGCTATTCCAGTTAGATTTCCAAAAAGCAAGTTTTTGTAATAAAGGATATTTCATTTTTGTACAAACAAAAAGAGCCATCCCCTGTATTTCTACAGAGAATGGCTCTTAGGCTCTTTATTTTCTTTTATACGCTACAAATATAGTGCTTATTTTCAGATGAACAAACAAATTAAGAATAAAATCTATCCGACATATAAGCCCCTCTTAACCCTTTCTGATAATGCCGCTAATGAATTTATAGCTTCTATGTTATTCTTATCCTTGTAGTCAAGGATGTTTTCAATAAACGCTTCAAAAAGAATATCCGTATCATAATCACTCGGGATGAATATGTTGTTCTGGATATAATCGATATGAGCAGATATCCTTTTTTGAGGATCATGGAAAGGCTTTCTGCCTCTAACATCTTGGACATGATCCTTTAAATTTTTGACATAGGCCGCAAGTGAAGGATCGCATTCCACCTGAACTCTATCACCTGGAACAATCAACGAGGATACCTCAAGCTCATCTATAATGGTATCAGATAACATTGCCCTTGTGACATAGCATTTGTTATCTTTAAATATAACCCTGACAAACACAGATTGCGAATTGATGGAAGGGTTGATTTCGACCATGCCATATCCTTCAGACAAGTCGACCTTTGACTTGTCATAATACTTTATAGAGGTATCAGAAATCTTATTTCTACTTCTTCTAAGAGAAAACTTCGTATACTCTTTATTGAAAGCCTCTGTTATAAAATATCGCTTCGTATCACTAAAATGGCCGTATTGCTCATATGTCTGCCCTGTATCTTTATTTTTAACCCTCTGTTTCAAGATTGCTCCGTTCACATCCTTCTTTACACGAGAGTAGTCATTTATCGAAACCTTGCAACTTTCATCTATTCTAATATCTATACTTTTTATAGCGCCAACATAAATGGCATTGATAAATTCTCCCGACATCGCGACAGATGGATTTGCTTTAGGCATCCTCTCTTCGACAACAAATGATTTTTCCAGACCATCCTTAAATTTGTCAAAAAAAGAGAGTTTATCATCATCGATTGTATTACCGCTCTTTGTCGACACATCCCCATATAGATACACCTTGTCGTTATAACCAATATCCTCGAGGTATTCCACCGCTGCCTCAGAAGCTTTAGAAGCCGTATTAAAAGGATCTTCTGCCGGTATCTCATGAACTTGTCTTGCGCTATTTACATCGCCCGTAATAATTTGCCAAAATCCGATTGATATATATGGTAGCACATTGTTGTCTATAGTTATATGGATAGGATAACGTTCATCGTACTCGAAACGACCGACGTGCTTGCCAATCTCGAAGTTTCTGAAGAACTCCCCTCCGGTCTTAACGGTCCCCCATTCCCCCAGCGCGTATACTTGATAATACGCGTAATCATTTACTTTATCTTTTTCAAAGTCGGCTATCACTTGGGCATCATAAAAACCATAGCTCCCATCAGGAGAACCTACTACCCAGAAATTATTAAGATAAGTAGACCGCATAATCACTATATCAGGGTTATGTGTATCGTATTCTTTTGTTCGAGGATTAAATATTAACTTAGCGGAATTAGTCCATTTCTGGGCGATTTCAGAATATTCTTTTTTTAATATCTTCCCTGTTAGATTATCTTTTAATTTCCCGTAAAGATGATTGTCAACTTCCACCAATTTCTCCTGCTCAAATATATTCTTCTTAATCCAGTGGTCTTCGGATATGGGGTTAAATGCAGCAATGATCTTTTGTCCCTTCCTACCTCTAAGGCGCTTCCTTATCTGCTTAAAGTCACTTTCATCAAATTCGGATATTTCTTCGCAGAATACATATTGGTAACTTTCAAGGCCTTTTATTTTTTCGGGGTCATCCAAGCCTTTGAAAGTGATATATGAACCATTAAAGCACCTTATCTGCCCCTCTACCGGCTTAAAGAATGCGCCAAGTTTTAAGCCTCCTATAGCCTCCTGAATACTCTTATATATACTATCCGATATAGTAGCTCCAGTTTTTCTAAACACCATCGTGTTATATCCATTCTCAATACACTCCAACACAATAGCTTGCGAAATCGAAAAAGATTTAGCCGAAGAAGATCCTCCGAATAAGAATATAAACCTATTGTCATCATTCTTAAGAGCAACTCTTAAATGATGAAAATTGGGATTGAACCTCTTATAGCTTATTATCTTCTTATCCACAAAATATAAAATTTAGAACATAAATAAAATTATAAACCCCGATATTTTTCTAACAAAGCAAATGCAAATCTTAAATATAGAACATTAATCAATACCAGTATCAATCTGGACAAGGGCATTTCTTAAATCCAAAACGGTTGGTTCGTCATATCCGAGCATCTTGCAAATACGCTCTATAGCTTTAATCTTATCATATAATTCGACCTTAACATATTCCACATCTATAATTTCGGGATCTTCATTAGTTCCGACATTTTTCTTTAATATTTTGGTGGATATACTTTTGATCGAAGACTTTTGCTTTTCGGTAAGTGACTCAAAGTCCTTACGGTCTATCCATGTGTTATGCAGATGAGCTATAGAGGAGAATGCAATATTTGATAATTCTGCCAATATTCTATCTTTTGTAAGATCAGATTGTTCTTTTTGCTCATCTTGTAACTCTTTAACCCTTGTAGCGACCTTGTTGTCTTTAAGCAATTTAGAAGACACTTCCCATATCGTTTTATCTGACATTTTACCGCACGAATAAGCCCTCCGATAAGCCTCCGAAGCGTTGCCACATTCTATGTAATAGTTACAAAAGTTTTCTTGTTTGATTGTAAGTTTCATTTTCCCATTACGATTTTGATTTCTTTTTTACACTTTTTGCACCAGCAGTAATAAGATCCAATACTGCCATAATCATAATGCCCTATCCAGTTGCCATGAATAGGACAAAACACATCAACTTGCTTCTTTTGGGGTATAAAAGGGCCTTGCTGTGAAGACATAAAATACTATTTTAAAATTAGGCCTTTGCACAAAATTACAAATTAATCCTCATATCAACAATACATTGTTGATAAAATATCTTTTCGTAGTTATCTTTGCCCGAAAAAAAACATGAGCGAAGAATTAAAACAGCTAATAGCCTGGTTTGAGAGCTACCAAGTGACGTTTAACGAGATCCGGTTAAGCGAGTGTGAGAATATATTTGATTTAAGCAAGTACATTGATGTGCATGTCAGATCGGTTAAGAGGGATTGGGATAATCCGACCTTTGCAAGTGATATACTGAGGTTGCAGAGGCTTAAGAAGGTGTTGGAGGAAAGAGGATAAAAATAAAGCCGGAGGTTATTCCGGCTTCTTTTCTTTATATTTAATATTCCGCTCCAATTCTTTTGCTAACCCAGACATATTTATAGTTGGAAGCAATATTGTTTGTATTCCAGATAATGCCGAAAGATTTGCTATGTACGCTCTTATATAAGGGAACAAAATAGCAGGAGCATTATGCAAAAGGAACGGCATTGGAATATCACCATTTTCATCTTCTACATATTTAAATGTTGCGACCGCTGATATTTCTATAAGAAATGATTCTGCTTTATCTTTAATAGATGTTTCCAATGTCAACTCGAAGATTTTTTGATCCTTATCAATTAATCCTTTAAGTTCAAAGTTGAAATTTATTGTCTTATCCATTTTCTTGTTTGACACATGGATAGTAGCATCTTCTATTATATATTTCTCAAAAGAAAATTTTGCTTTTTTTACTTCGCCCATACATGTTTGATTTAAGCAGCTAAAGCATATGAACAATAATCTGAAATATTATTGTTATATACCTTACTTGATTTATACTTTAAGTTTTCAGATGTACTCATATCAATAACCCTATTATTATTGATATCATAAACTTTTGCGTTTTTAGAACAAGAAAAAAGCTCCTTTTCTATGCTAAACAAAATATCGTTATTTGGAAATATCCTATCCAAAGAAAGAGCAAAATTAATCTCGTCATTACAATAATTTCCATTATTGTTAATTAATTCGCTCGGATACACACAAATACGATGCTTAGACCCATTATCTGATATCTCATAAACAAATCTAATCCACGGATATTTGCAAATCATCGTGGAAAACCATTGTTCAATGTGTTTCTTTATTGTCTTCATATATATTTCCAAATTGTGCATTCAACTTTTGTTTCAAACCTTCAGACATCTGTTTTGCGAGTGTACTATCATCCGCTTTTAAAAGGACATCTTTATAGTCTGCGTCAATTCTTAATGATTTTAAAGCTCTGAAGCATTGTACAATCCTTAAAGATTGTGACCTATTGCTTATTCGATTTGAAATCTCTGTTATAATATACTCATGACTTCCTTTTTCCCTTTTTTCATTTTGAGTATTGTAATCAATAGGCCTCTTATGATGCGCTAAAATATATTTCATCTGCATCAATCTACTATAATAAGAGCAATGTACACTTGCATTGTATATTCTCTTATTTATAAGTTCTTGAGCCGCTTCCATATATTCAATTGACTTTAGTTTGATATTAGGCATTGCTACTGCATATATAACAAAGCCTCTGCCAGGGTTGATTACCTAACGAGGCTCCTTATTCATTTTCACAGTGCAAAATTCGCTCTTTCATTCCAAATAGGCAAAAAATTTAACACTTTACTCATATGTTTTATGGCATGTTAGATTGTTTGAGCTTCCATATTAGTAAAATATGGAAATAAAAACACCTAATTTATTCATCTAAGCTGATGATATCATGCAAAGCCATGACCTTATACGCGGCTGGCCTTCCTTGTGCCGTTAGGATCATGACATCAACATAGTATGCACTTTTTATAGGATTAATCTCATACCTCAAAATCTCATCCTCTAAGACCTTAGAATCGAATAAAAGAGCTAAAGCCTTGCTTGATATAGCATCGATTATAGCCTTATTCCCTACACCCTCTCCTTTCCTTACTTGGTAAATGGCCATTAATTGCTTCTTGTATACATCCCCATTGTCGGAAACAGACCTTATTTCTTTTTGTTCATAATCTGATTTGTTTTGTATGCCATTCCCCTCAATATAGTTAAATGTACACCCGCTATATAATATGGAGTCAACATTTCCACGTATGACCTGAACAGACATAACACCATTTCTGTCATTAGCTGGAACCGAAACCATGTCATGCACATTTCTTAGATCAGCAGGCGTTAACTCCGGCTTAAAGGAAGATCCCTTCACATAATAATCGTATATGCTTTTTATGTGTTTTGCAAAATCAAGAATCAAGTTCGAATTTTCCACAAAAGGGATAATACCCATAGTAGCCAATTCAACAAGGTGAATATCAATACTACCTTCAATGATTTTACTTACGTACAATTTGGCATTCGCCTCTTCTTTGGATTTCCCGTTTTTCTGGGCAAAAGACGCAAACAAAGCTCCAAAGGCATTCATCGTCTTTGTAAAGTCTGCGACTTCAACAGGCTGTGAGTTCTCTATATGAATCCTTAATATGTCTTGTTTGTTCTCTTCCATGAAGATTTTATTTTGATATGCAAATATACTATTTTCCTATCAAATCACCTTCTCCCCTACATCCTGTATTCGCAGGTGTAGGACTTGCCGGAGTGGTGGTAGTGCCAGAGGAAGAGAGGTTTGTAAACTCCGCTAAACTTCAGATTATACCGGATAGGCTTTTCTTTCTCTGCAAGCCCACAATTTTCTTGCTGGAATATGATCTTATTTGTTCTTGTGTCGTACACTGTAAAATCGGTAACTTCTACAGTTTTACTACTATTATTGTAGAAAGCAGCAGTGATATCCCCTGTTACAAACCCGTTGAAAGACGTATATGATCCATATATATTGACTTTTATTGCTTCTTCAATAGTTGGTTCCAAGACTATTACTTTACATATAGCCTCAAAACCTCCATCTTCGGATATAGCCTTAATAATACATTCCCCGAACGAATGTGTTGAAACTTTTCCTTCTTGATCCACTGTTGCTATTGATTGGTTAGAAGATGTCCAAATGACTTTTTTATTACTTGCATTTTCTGGCGTAAATACAGGCGTAAGAACAAATGACTCACCTTCTTTCACGGTCTTTTCTGCCTGATCAAAAGATATGCCTTCAAGTTTTGTCGGATTAACTGTAATCTTACAAGTCGCTGTAATAGAACCAACAGAAGCCGTAATTATAGCCTCCCCTTCTTGCAATGCGGTCACTACCGCTTTTCCTCCAAATACTTCATCATTTCTTACGCTAACAATATTAGGATTATTTGATTCCCACTTTACATCCTTATGTGTAGTATTTTCAGGTTCTATTTTAGCCTCCAAAGAAATAGTTTCTCCTATATTCATAATCTCTTCGGTTTTGTTTAGAGTTAGGCTTGTCGCTTCTATTGGCAAAACTGTAACTTTACATGTTGCGTCATACGACTTATAGGTTACAGGATCATAGTCTTCCAAAGTAAACACTGTTACATATGCCTCTCCATCTCTAATTGCAGTAAAAAGGCCATTCTGATCTATCGTTCCAACTTCATAACTTTCATAACTTTCACAACCTTCACAATTTGGATAATATTTAGACAAATACCATTGACATTTTGGCGATTTTGCCTTCAAAGGCATATGCGATAATTTGAATTGATAGCTTTCTCCTATTTTTAATGTAAGTTCTGATTTATCTAAGGATATACCGGTAACCACTGGTTCGTCTTCCGAGCAGGCGCAAAGCAATAAAGCCATCAAGTAGATGGCAAATTGTATTTTGTTCATTTTTTTTGGTTTTATGTTTGAGTGCAAAGGTATTAGTTAAATCGAACAAAGGCTAATATTACTATATTTTTAACAATATACTATTCAACTTTTATGCTAATATCCTTGCCACAGTGAGGACAGGTAAGGGATAAAGAGTCACTTTTTGGGTGAACTTCTTTTGAAGAGGCGAACAACTGCCATACTGGTACTCCTATAGCATTAGCAATATTGGTTATTACTTTTACAGATGGATTCCCCGATATGCTTTGATTTAAAGCACTCAAGGTTACATTTAATTTTTCTGCTACCTGCTTAGTAGTCATACCTTGTTCTTCTATAGCTTCTCTTATTCTCATGATGTAAAGTTATTTCTTGTACAAAAGTATTTTTATTAATCATACCAACAAGATATACCTTGCATAATTAATGTTAAATACAAGATATTTCTTATTGAATTTATTGTTTAAACAAGATATAGCTTGTATTTTTGCATCATAATAATAAAACAACAAGACAATGGAAGCACCAAAGTACAACAAAGCAAGAATCATGAAATCCGCTTGGTCAATGTTCAAGGCTGGCAAGAAGTACCGCAATCATGTATTGACGCTCGGAGAATGCCTAAAAGAGGCTTGGAAGGATGAAAGAAGTTCTTATGACAAGGCGATGAAGATGTACCAGCTTTTCAACTTGAATAAGAAGCAATGCGAAAGCCGGGACGCTAAAAGCAATGTTGGTACTTGCTCTATGGCTTTCATGGCTAACACACTGACAAATTACTATGCTAACAATAGATATAATGGAGATTAATATTATGACAACATTAGAGGTACTAAAAGGAATCCAGCGAATCATGATCGAGAAACTGATCGCAAAGAGTGACATTATAATATCTGTCTCTTCCCGGCCGGAAAGATCAGAGTTATCTATCTATGTACAGAATACCGATTATGTAGTTCTGGCACATGAAATATTTATCGAAGATACCGGGATAGACTTTAGAGAAGAAAACAAAGAAGCCTATGGCAGGATAATAGAAGCTATAGACAGGCAATGTAAAGTTGCTATAGCCGGATAACCTTAACTCAACAAAGAAGCATAAACCAAATATTAATACATATATAATTCGATGAAAACAGAAATAGTTCTATCAAAAGGCAAAATGAGTTCTTTGGAAGTGGCGGAACTCACAGGAAAACGCCACGCAGATGTTATGCGCGATATTCGCAATTTATTAGATCAAGTTAAAAGAAGAACTGACATGTAATGCACAAAATATTCAAGTAAGCACAGAAACCAAAGCTTTTATCATTTTAAAAGCAAAATTAAATGATATGTACGGAAATATTTGTAACATTGCAGAAAATGAATTTTGCCTAACCGAAGAAAGTAACGTCTTAAAGAAGGCAGAAAAGGCATTTTCCGAACTGGACGATGTTATAATGGAACTAATACAGATATCCGTAAGGTCGGGCATCGAAGATAGCGAATACAAGAAAATATAAGCACCAAAATCACAAAAGCGGATGTAAAACCGAATGTCTCAATACAAATAAACCTGATAATCAACCAATTATCAGGTTTATTGTGGAGATGGAGAAAGCCCCACTTTCCTCTCAAATACAGCTGCATCCAACCCTTTATGGATGATAAACTTCATTATCCTTTCCTTTATAGTCATAACATAAATTGTTAAATAAATACAATACGATAGATTTATCTGATAAAAGATAGTCTATTATATAAGACTTATCCTTATATTTGCAATGTGATAAGAAAATAACATCTCAAACATACGGATTTTAAAATTAAAAAACAATATGACATTAAAAGAAAGATACGAGATGGCAAAAGCTGGTACTAAGCCAGATACACCGGGAGCAGCCTTCATTAAAGAACTTGCCAAAGTGACAAAAAAAAGTGAAATAGCCGTACGTCGGTGGGTGTCTAACGGGGCAAACTGGTGTGCTCCAGATGAACTAACACAATATGTACTGGCTAAACATTTCAAAACAACACCAGAGGATTTGTTCCCTAAAAATTAAAAGAATGATGGACGACATTTTAAACAAACCGGCATTTACGCTAACAGCAGGCGAATTAATAGATCTTGTAGTCGAAAGGATTCAGAACAATTTGCCTAAAGTACATAAAAAAGGAGAAGATCGAAAATATCTGCATTCTCTCGGAGAGTTAGCACTGTCATTAGGATGTAGTCTTACAACTGTAAACATTAAACATCAAGAAAAAGCAGGGTGTATTTGGTGATGCTATTAAGCAGAATGGCAAAATGTTACAAATAGACGAAGAACTGGCAAGAGAAAGATTCTGGTCTTCCCGAAAGCGAAATTAAAACAGGGCATAAGCCGAAAGCGTTCGGCTGGTGAAGGAAAGCGTTCCTGACCGGGTTCGAATCCCGGATGCCCACAAAAGCGTTCTTTGACATGGTTACAATGAAAGTCCTTGATCCTATCATAGGTTACACGTAAGAGTATCGGGATAGCGACAAGGCGGTATAAGGCAAAATGGAGGGAGGAAAGATATTTCCAGCTCACGATGAAGTTTAATCGTTCTTTTCATCAAGTCTTATGCGACAATGCGAAAGTATTATAAAGCTGGAATATCCTTTAGGTGTTACGAGTCAAACGTTGGTTAACCTATCCAGTTTTCAAGATATAACCCGGCTTTGAAGGCGCGAAGCTGTCGATCGGATCGGCTGCCGGGTGCAAACGGATGACCACAGGTGATATGGCGTATGTGTATGGCCTTTTCGCATACGCCATATGTTGTTCAATACAACGTCATCCATTTTGTATTTTGCAATTAAATTTTTGGTTTTGGTTTATGCCTCTCTCGTCCGTGAGGATATAGCGAGGTGTCTTTTGGCATAAATGAAGAATTATATATGTTACCGGAGCTTTCTGGGAAGACCGCTCCGGCTCTTTATCTGAAATTAAAAATCAACGATATATGAAAGCAATTCAACTGTTCATGCTCACAGCTTCATTGCTGGTGACATTCACGCTGTTTATCGGCGCGTTCTTCAATCCGTCATATTGGCTACTCGTGCCGGGTATGACGTATTTATCATACCTGTTTTTCAAAGAAAAGCGATGGTAAGGGATATCTACATTATAGATCCGGACGGGGAGCAAGACTTCGACGGGTTTGAAGATACGGAAGATCCCGAAGATGTATATCAGAGGGAATGGGAAAATACAACTATGTATTGGTAAGATTAATATTCAAATCTATATTATATAGAGAATGACTAAGAATGAAATTTTAAACAGTGACTGGGGTGTCCGCCGTAACGCTGCCGGGAACCCTAACACACCGGTAGAAGTGTTAACTGAACTGGCTAAGGATAGCGACTGGGATGTCCGCCGTAACACTGCCGGGAACCCTAACACACCGGGTTATAAAGAAACAACCTACGATTTCGTAGTCACTAAAAACTATGTGGCGGTAAAAGGGACTAATCATATGTGGTATAAACACAATTACCCCAAAGTTGCTCCTTTTTATACTTGTGGATGTTTCTGCGGTTCAAGAGAACAGCTTCTCGCTAGAATCTATTCGATTGATAATATAAGTTGTGATCCGGCAATAAGGGTTAGAATACTTAATGCTTTAGACAACAAATTCAAAGAGGTGTTCGGTCGGTAGAAGAAAAACAGAATCAGAGGGAATGGGGGAGTATCAACATTAAACAGGTAATCACCAATATGAGTACAATTAATTTAAACGAACTCCGCGACCGGGCATACAAAATTGCACGAGATCATGGTTTTCACGATGCCGACTGGAGCAATGAGCATCTCCTTTGTCTTGTTATCAGCGAACTGATGGAAGCGGTTGAAGCAGATAGAAATGATAGCAGAGCCAATATGATAGGCTTCGAAACCTGCATAAAAAATGCCTATCAAGGCATTGTTCGGGACGATTGGTTTCTGAAAGCTTACAGAGCCGATATTAAAGGAAGTGTTGAAGAGGAACTTTCCGATGTGACCATATGTTTACTTGATCTCGCGGGACTTCGCAAGATTGATTTATCCGAATTACAAGGACCGCCATTCGATAAATTCAATATTACCCCTGAATTTATCAGTTGGAAATCTCAGATTGAAGAGATGAGCTTCACTGAAAGAATATTCTGCCTATGTTCTCTTTTAACAAGCAGAGAAAGTATTGAAGATGTTGTCAGATCATCTATAGTGACAATATTCTTACATGCTGATATATTGGGTATTGATCTTCTTTGGCATATTGACCAGAAGATAAAATACAACACACTCAGACCTGTAATGCACGGAAAGAAGTATTGATTAACAATAAAAAGTATGGAAAAAGAAGCGGAAATACGCGATTATGGATATGAATATGAAATAGCATACGTGAAAGGGGAATTTTCAAGTTATTCTTTAGGTAAAGAAGCTTTTAGGACAAGAGAACAAGCTATGGAAAGAGCCGAGAAGATGAGATTAAAAAAGATCGCTTCTTTGAAAAAACAGATAGAAGCATTGGAAAAGATGAAATTTTAAATAGAACTGAGTCGGAATAGCTCAAATCACGAAAGGAATAAGCATCCGAGGTGTAAACCTCGCCTCAGATCGGCAACCGCAAATCTTGAAAGTGGTAGACCTTGACATTTGCAATGGTCCGGTAGGCAGGAGCACGGTAGGGTGAGTATTAATAATCAATGTTTAATTAATCAACTCCGCTGTTAAAGGACAGTGTCCGGTGAGAGACCGGTTATTTTGTTTCTATTTATTATTTCAAACAACATCCCGGTGTACTTTGATAGGTTATCCGGGAACAATTACCGCCAGGAGGCAGGCAACAGGGCGCATAGCTTAATGGTAAAGCGTCCCCTACCGGGGAAGAAAGGGGTTCGATTCCCTAGCATCCACAAACACTTTAAATAATAAAAGACATGGGACAAGAAAATCAAACAACAGAACTGCAAATATCCCAAGCTAAGCAAGCAACCGAATTTGCACTTACTCCGGTCGGACAGATGGTGAAACAGTTCGAGGTCATGCAACGCATGGCAAAGATGTACACGGAAAGCACAATCGTACCAGAAGCCTATAAAGGCAATGTTGGCAACTGTGTGATTGCGATTGATATGGCAACACGTATGGGCGTGAATTCGCTGATGGTCATGCAAAACCTTTACATTGTCAAGGGCAACCCCTCATGGTCGAGCAAATTCCTTATTGCTACCATCAACATGAGTGGTAAATATTCATCCCTACGATACCGAAAACGAAGTCTCGGTAAGGTCGGAAAGATCAAATATAACGAAACGGTTTGGGATAATGTTGCTAAGCGTAATACCATAGTGGTAAAAGAGTTTGACGGTACAGATGTTGACAACATTGAATGTATTGCCTACGCAACTGAACTTTCTACAGGGGAGACACTTGAATCCGATCCTATAACGATTGAAACGGCAATTAAGGAAGGATGGTATACAAAAACTGGTAGCAAGTGGGTTACAATGCCAAGCCTTATGCTTACTTATCGTGCTGCTGCATTCTGGCAACGTATGTACTGTCCTGAAATCAGCATGGGATTCTTGACTAAAGAAGAAGCTGACGACATACAGGATGTCGAATATGAAGAAATCAAGCCCAAAAACAAGCTGGCCGATCTGACAAGCAAAGCAGCCGTCCAAAAAAAAATGGAAGAACAGCAACCATACCCGGCTGAAAAAGCAGAGACGGATAGTAAACAACCCTCACAAAAAACCCTGTTATGATTGATAATGCAGCACAGCATACGATAGCTTGGTTCCGCGCCCGTCATGGGAATATCACAGGCAGCAATGTCGGCTTACTAATGAAAAGCGGGCGCACGGACATCTTTTCTGAAACGGGGAAAAGCTACATATATCAAATAGCATCAGAAAGGGCAATGAATCCGGCTATCGTTAATGACGATAGCCAGTTTGCCGAATATCTCAAGCAAACGGAAGTGACCAGCAAGGCGATACGATGGGGCAACGAACAAGAGGCGGATGCTCGCAACCTGTATGCCGAAATATCCGGTCTGCATATTGTGGAGGTCGGTTCGTGCAAACATCCTACCATTCCACATTTTGCCAGCAGTCCAGACGGTTTTTACTACGACGAGAACACCGGCATAAAGTCCTGTCTGGAAATAAAATGTCCCAACCAGGCAACATTCATGCGTTACAAGAACGAGATTTATGACAACGCATCCCTATTAAGCGTAAAATATGAATACTTCTACCAGTGCATGGCACACATGATGTGTACAGGGGCGAAAGAGGTATATTTCATTGCCTATAATCCATACCAATCCGATCCGATACACATCGTCCGTATCCTGCCGGATGAAAAAATATTCGCGGAGATGGATAGGCGTATACGCCTTGCTAACGATATGATAGATAAAATAATTAATTAAACCCAATATGAAAACACAGCAGTTAATAACAATAAAAGAAAGCGATCTTGAACTGATCGTTAGTGAAAAAACATTAGGTAGCCTTACTACTAATGCGATCCAAATCAGAGACATGGTAAAATCAACTCTTCCCATGTACGATATATCTAACTATAACGATGACAATATCGACCAAGCGAAGAGAGATAAAGCTGCTCTCAACAAGGCGGCCAAACTTCTCAACTCAAAACGTCTTGAAATCGAAAAGGAATTTATGAAACCTTTCGGAGAGTTCAAGGAAGTTGTGGCTGAAACCGTAAAATTGATTGGCGAATGCTCTGCCAAGATTGACACGGTAGTCAAGCAGAACGAACAGCAGTATAAAGACAAGAAACTTGCCATTATCCGTTCCTACTTCGACGATGGAAATACGAATCTGATCGACTTTCGGAAAATCTTCAAGCAGGAATGGCTTAACAAGTCCACAAGCATGAAAGCGGTACAAGCAGACATTGAAACGGTTTTCGCTAAGGTTGACGAAGATCTTGAAACGCTTAAAGGCTTTGGTGGTGATGATTTTGACGTACTTCGCACATACTATATGGACACGATGAACATTGGCAATACCATCCAGTATGCTAATCGTCTGAAGGAACAACGCGAACGTGCCCAAGCAGCAGAAGAAGCACGTATCAAAGCTGAACAGGAACGAAAAGAACAGGAAGAAGCACGTAAGAAAGTAGAAGCAGAACAACCCAAAGTTAGCCAACCCAATCCTTTTAATACGGCTAATCAAAGGATGAATGGGCAACCTTCTTTTATGGATCAGCCTAAAGAACAGCCTGTGCCGGCACAGCCGGAACTTCTAACTCGTGCCTTCAAGGTCACAACAACCCGTGAAAATATTATCGCTCTCGGCAACTTTATGAATGAACACGGCATTGACTTCGACAAGATAGAGGTTCCATGACTTGAGGATGAAGACAGGATAAGTAAAACAGATATTAAAACAATCATAGGTCTGCTCAGCCGGTCGCAAGTGCTAATAGAGGCCAACTGCTCTAAGCCGGTCGATCTGGATGTAGCCCGCAGATGCAGGAAGATGGCCCGTAAATTAGAAAGGAGCTTGAAATGAATGATTACGAATACATCCCGGATTGGAAAGTCTGGGAATAGTCGAATAGTATGTTTTGCATGGTATTAGTATAGGTTAGTTTCCCCTTGCCGTCCGTGAGGATATGCCGAGGGGAGTTTTGGGACGAAAGGGAGTGGTCACATAAGCCATGCGTCAGAGCGGTTCGATTCCGCTCCGTCCCACAAATAGGTTGAACGAATTAAAAGAAATAGAGTATGATGCACAATTGGTTTGAATGTAAAGTCTCCTATGAAAAGATAATGGAGGACGGAAAGCAAAAGAAAGTGACGGAGCCCTATTTGGTCGATGCCTTGTCGTTTACAGAAGCAGAGGCACGTATCATTGAAGAATTAACCCCTTTTATCAGCGGTGAGTTTGTGATAAAAGACATCAAGCGGGCAAAGTTGTCCGAGATATTCTTCAATGAAAATGGCGACCGCTTCTATAAGATCAAAGTCTACTTCATTACGATCGACGAGAAAAGCGGAGCTGAAAAGAAAACAGCTACACAGATGCTGACACAAGCCTCCAATTTGAAAGAAGCTATCGAAGTGCTGGAAAAAGGAATGAAGGGTACTTTGGCCGATTACAAAATCGCTTCTGTCACCGAAACCGCACTCATGGATATATTCCCGTATGATGCCGAAGATGACAAAGATACGGATAAAACAGCCGATGCCAACAATCCATCTGTCCGCAAATTCTTCCAGTCCCTACCTGAAGGATGTAAGACGGAAATCACCGTATCGGGAAAGAAGATCATCGTAGACAAGACCGGACGTGACACGGTTGTAACACCGATGGATGAAGGATGAGAAAGGAAACAGTTCGATGGATTTTGGATACGACATACCGGACTATGAACCAGATGAATACGATAATTACGATTACGAATGAGACATATAGAAGATCAATTACAAAAGTCAATAGTCAGATGGTTCGATTTGCAATATGCGAACCTCAGACACTTGCTGATACACGTTCCTAACGGAGGCTATCGCAATGCAGTCGAGGCGGCGAAGTTTAAACAAATGGGTGTCAGAGCCGGGGTCCCGGACCTCATTTTGCTATATCCAAATAAAGAACACCCGTTTATGGGGATCGAGTTGAAGGCCGGCAAAAACAGGCAATCCGTACACCAGAAGGAATACGAAGCTGAATTTGGTCGGATCGGCGCCAAATATGTCGTTGTCCGTTCGATCGGCGAATTCATGAAAGTTGTGAATGAGTACTTAAACAACGTATGACGATGGAGAAAGAGATAAAAGAAATAAGCGATTATCTAAACACCACCTGCTCGAACAATCCGGCGGAAATACAAGAGCGTATATCCGTCATCATGGTCTACATGATGCGTACCGGCGAAATGCTCGCAGAGGCAAAAAAAATACTCCGGAAGAAAAAGTCTGACGAGATACAGAACATGATCATCCGGATAGCGAAAGAAAATTGCCTGTCGGCCAAAGTGCAGAATGCCTTACTGGATAGC